TCAGACATAGCCATCTTTGTCTTCTGGCGGTTAGAATAAATTTTACTGCCAGCTTGCAAAGCAATTTTTGCTAGACTCAACCAAGCCATATTAGTACCAAGTAGCTTTTTTACTTTTGTCCTTCAACATTCTTCTCGTACCTCTAACCTCAACGACATTACCTTCTTCGATTTGGTTAAAAACACGATCTTGGTTTGAAAGAACTTTAGATCTCGGGTCAATACCTACTTTTCCAGGCGAATCACCAATTGCAACTCCACCTTTTTGGAAACCATCTTTACCGACTCCAAGAACTTTTGTTATTTTTACCATGTTTTCTCCTTATTTGTTTTATACTACTTATTTTTTCTTAAAATTTCTACCAAAATCGTGAATTTTGCTTCTATTCGCCATTTCTTGTTTAGTCAAGGACGTGGCTGCACGTAATTCTGCTAGTTCTTCGTTTTGTTCAAGCTTTTCATCCTTATTCATTTGGTTCATCATCGCTTTCATACGATCAAGATTGATTTTTTCTTGTGCTTGTTGTGCTTTTACAAAATCATCCTTAGCTCTGATGTCTAATTCTCTAGATTTTAGCTTAGCAATAGGATCATTTGCAAAATCACCTAGTAACATTTTCTCTTCTTTAGCAAAATCTTCAAACATTTCTGCAATCAAGATAGCTTTTCTTGCTTCGATCTGCATATTTAAATTCATAGCTTGTTGTTGCATCTCTGGATTCTGCATCGCAGCAGGATTTTGTTGCATCATTTGTAATTGTCTTATCTGATCTTGAAATTCCATTTCAACTTGTTCTAATGCCATCAAAGAAATGTGCTCAAAAATATTTTTTTGCATAGAAGCTGTAACTAAAGGATTACCTCTAGCCATAGATGTTGTCATAAAATTTAAATGAGCTGTAATGTGAGCTTTGTGATCTTGACCTTTGAATGCTTGGAAAGGTTTTCCTGATAAAGACATAATTGCTTCAACACTTGGGTCCATAGGTTGAGGCTGTGGTTGTGGTTTTAAAATAAGATCTATATTCTTAACTCCTAACGCTTCATACATTGCACGATACGCATTGTATAAATTATGCATTTGAGGATTGGATTGCGCAAGTTGCAATTCAGCTTGAGCCATAGATATTCTTTGTGTTTGAGAGAATATGTTTGGATCAGCAATTGGCAGTATATCTACTTTGTCATCAAAGTCTGATTGCTTAACCATTCTTTGACCACCCACAACATCATACGGATACTCGTTAGGTAAGTATAATTTAAATACACGAGCAAGAAGTTTAAACTCTTCTTTTAAACTTACGTATATTCTTTTGTGAATTGCAGACATTGTTCTGCTTCCTCTTTCCAACAGCGCTACGGTCGTACCCACTGCCGCTTGTTGGTTCCCATCACCTACTTGCATATCAGCGATCGATGCAAATCTTTGACCGGCTGATACTACGACCCCCATTAGTTGTAGAAGTGTTTGCGATGGTTCTTTAAATGGCAAAGCCATAAAAGCATCTTTGATGTTACCACCTGGTGCATCCACGTCTCTAAATTCTCCTGGTTGAATCGCTTGGGCATCATCTCTCATTCTGATACCACGCATTTTAAATCCTGCCGGTAGATTGGAAAGCGTACCGGCATCTAACAATGATCTTAGGGCAGATGTTGCGGTTCTAGATAAACCGCCGATCATGTGTATTAAACCAAAACCATAAAATCCTAGTCCTGGTAAAAATCTAAAATGTACAAAGTAAGTTATCTTTTCTTTTTTCGGATCGTCAACCGCATAGTTTCTTCTGATCGCTAGAATTTGTCTTGAGCTTTCTTCTAGTGTTACTATGTAAGGAAGTTTAATTCCTGTGGGTTGACCTTCAGCATCTCTATCTTCAAAACCTTCTAGGTCAAGATTGACATGACACTCTAACAAAGTAAATACATCTTCGTTAACTGTTTTCTTAACTCCTTCGAGTTCTCTCTCTTTTTTCTCTAAAGCAGATTCGTTGTCCGTGGGCCTTCCTAATTCGACATCTCTATAAAAACCCGAGACCTGTTGTTTACGTAAATCATTTTCTGATTTTTTAATAACGTGAATAATAGACTCTGCATCTTCGAGTGAGGTTGCTGAATAAGGGACCACGAGATCTTCTGCAGGTACAAATTTAGAAACTGCTCTTTGTAATAGATCATCGTAATAAACTTTTTTGAACGCGGATCCTGATAGTGGTAAATAAAATAACATTTGATCAAACTCAGGTTCATACTCTTTCATTTGATCCATCAACTGATAGTTCATAAATTCTTTTACTCTTTGAGACTGTTGTTCTTTTTGTGGATTCGGTGCGCCAATGATTTGTGTTCTTACAGGTCCGTCGGCCGGTAACAATTCTTTGTAAGCCAACGCTTGGAATTGCGTGACTGCTTCAGCTAGAACAGGATGCGTTGCACCTGCTGCGCCTTGAAACGGTTCTGTCCGTTGTTCGTATTTAAATCCTAATAGATCTAGACCCTGTATGTAAGAATGCTCCCATTCTTTTCTAGACGTTTTGTAATCCATGTAGTTTTGATTTAACGTTGAACCAAGAGGACCTAATATTTCCTCCGGTAGTAACTCAGCGAGATTGTCAAAGTGACCTTCTCCCTGTGGTTGACTAAAAGCTCCTGGTTCAAAGTTAACTTCTACACCTCCGTCATCAGTCGGTGTAATTTCCGTGTCGCCTTGACTTGGAATGGATTCTTGAATTTCTTCTGTGATCTCGACCTCTTTTTCAGGGCCTTCAATCTCAATAGTTTTTCTAACTTCGTTTGGAAGTGATTTGTCGATATCTGCCATTTGTATTCTCCAATCTTTCTTGTTTATCTTGTTTTGTCTCCTTAATCAAGCCTCGTGGATCAGGGCCAGATAGAGGGGGTATCTCTTTCCATTTAACGTGCTTCATGTTTTTTACAAGGGTCGGATTAGTCTTCTCTGTCATCGTGCCACCTCTCGTTAATTTTTGTTGCCATCCAAAGAGCTAAAGGGATACAAATAATAAACGTAAGTTCTGCTGCCCTTTGCCAGCTTATGTTTAAATAATACCCTAAAAATTGTGTAATTAAAATAGGTATGCATCCTCCACAAAGAATTAATATTGCCATTCTGTAATAAAAAGGAGGTTTCACCAGTAGTAACTCTTTTTGCCCCTAGGTAAAGGTTCTTCTTGGTAATCTTCAGGGTGAGTTATCAGTCCTCCTTGTCTATATCTTAATAGGGCTTGAGTTACAGAATCCACTAAGTCATCATTCTCTCCAAAGGGAAAAGCAGCACATTCTTCTACAACTTCTTCTGCATACTCACGATCTAGAGGAGCATAGATTTTACCTGACTCAAATAAAGGAGCTACTGCATTTATTCTTGCGTGTTTATCTTGACCTTTACTTGGAGTGAAATTGACTACGGGTATGTCCATGTTCCTTAATTCATGTGTCAGTGGCAGACCTGAAGCTTTAGCCTCCACGATTACTGTTTCAGGTTTCCAATAATCATATTGTTCTTTGGCCACGCGCCTTAGTTCTGGAAACTCAACTCGACCTTTCCACGCATCAAGGAGAATTAAACATTCTTGTGAATCTTCATTTTCTCTGAACACGCCCCATGTTGTGATGGCAGAGTAATCGGCTGTTTCTTTTTTTAAAAATGCAGTATCGTAAGATTGAATGCAATGTGTAACCAAAGGTAATTCGTCTTTATCCCAATCGTTCCACCATTCTCTTTTTATAATCGCACCTTCTTCTGATGTTGGATTTTGTTGATACTGTGCATTAAATTTATTTACACCAGCTGAAGCTTTAACTGCTTCGAAATCTTCTAGCTTCCAATATTCTGGCCACACAGGTTTTCCGTTTGGTAAAATTGCAGGGAACTCTATGATGTCCCACTTGTCTGCATTTTCATCTGCTTGAGAATTAACTAATTTTGCAGTTAGATCTTTAGTTGACCAACGAGTCATAACTACAACAATACGACCACCGGGTTGTAAACGTTGTCGTGGTCCTGATGTATACCACTCGTAAGCTGCTTCAAAAGCTGTGGTCTTGTTGCTTGCTCCATCTTGCTCTGAATGTGGATCATCAATGATTAATAAATCTGCACCTCTTCCGGTTACAGCACCTTTGACACCGACAGCAAAGTATTCACCTTGTTTAGAAGTATTCCAACGTCCTGCAGCTTTAGAGTCTTCTTGTAATCTTGTAGAAAAAATTTTTTGATAATTTTCTGAGTCGATCAAATTTTTTGTCTTACGCCCAAAACTAATTGCAAGTTCTGCTGTGTGGGTTGCTTGAATAATCTTTAACTTAGAATTTTTACCGATCATCCATGCAGGCAAAAAGTAAGACGCAAATTCTGATTTAGTATGCCTAGGTGGCATATTAATAATTAAACGAGTAATTTCTCCAGATGCTAATTTATTAAATTTTTCTGCGATACGTGCGTGGTGGGACCCCTCTATAAATTCAGGCCACATTTGTTTTACAAAAGACAAGAAGTCATCGTGAGCTTCTTTTCTATCAGCTGCTTCATCTGCGTTAACGAGATCTTCTTTTAACTTTCTACGTTTAATCGGATCTTTAATTTTATTAATTTTTTCTAATGTCAGCATATGTTTCAATATGGGTATAAACTAATATACATGTAAAACTATCCAAATCAAACTATATAGGGTAGCTCTGGGACCCCTACTACACCACACCCCTTACGATTTTTTAACAAAGCTATGACGGCAGTAATAATTCCTATTGGGACCTCTATTAGGGTGGGTCCCGCCCACATGCTCTTCTCTCGGAAAAGGCGACCCATTTTGGTCGCCTAGTCCCTTGACTTATCCTAGAATATCCTAGTCTAACAAAGTCATATATGCTTTTGGGTTTAATCTACTAAATTTAGATAAACCTTCCTGCATTAATTTATACTGTCCTATCTCTTCAAACTTCTTAATCATAAAGTAATGTATCGCCTCACTCATTGTCAGCATTTCTGATTGACCGGAATAAGGATTAGTTACTTTTATGCTTCGTTCTTCTTTTGCATTGTCTTTTACTGATAAGATCTTTTTCATCTCTTCAGCTTTTTTATTATACTCTTTTGTCATTTGTCCCCCTGTTATAATGTCTGTTTATTAGGTAAGCCTTCTTTTCATTTATGTCGTCAAGTTTATTGAAGTGCTTTCCTAAAAACTTCCAACGACCTGAAGAAATGTATTCGATCAAAAACAATTTACCTGTTTTATAATCGTGAATACCATAACCCCATTGAGTTGGAGTACTGACCGCGTGCCGTGTTTTTTTATTCAGCTTGTGATAAATAAAATAACTTATCGCTTGAGTAGTGCTGAATCTTTTTCTGCTGTAAAACCCGTTTTTAGTTTTAAACATTATTCAGCCCTCCATTTTCCGTCGCTTGTTATTTTTACTCCAAGCTCGTGTAGTTTTAGAAAAAATCTTACAATTTTTTCTTTTTCTTTGATTGGCATTTTCTTTTCATGTGGAAAATGTTTATCAAAGATTTCTATTGACTTATTTACTATTTCTTTCGTCAGTCTCATTTGTCCTCCTTGGTTTATGTATAGGATATTAAAGGAAAGTATTTATATGTCAAATAAATAATTTGTTCATTTTGGGTTTTTTCTTTTTTCTTTTTTTTAGGGTGGGTCCCGCCCACATGCTCTTCCCTCGGTTCTTGACCCAAAATGGACAGCTCTCGTATTTTTACGGCTTGTCCACTTTGGGCTTTTATAAGTTAAGCTGACTTTTGGTCGGCTTTACCTTGGACAAAGGACTTATAAAAAATCTGTTGAACTTTAAATTGTGTATAACACCAATCATATTCATTTGGTGTGATATTATTCAAAGTGTCCTTTGCCTCTTTACACTTCCTAGCGTCTTCTAAGTTTTTAAAAGAACCAACGACTTCAACACTAACTTTATAAGGTTGAGTGTTTAAATCCTGCTCTTCTATTTTTAGAACGACAAATCGTACATTTGCTTCCATATTTATTCCTCCTTTCATAGCTTGACTTTATATTAATTTAATATATTGTCAAGGATAGAAAGGAGGAAATATGAAATTAAATAAAGGTGATAAATTTATTGCTACTTGGACGCCTGAAACGATAAATGGTGAAGAAAATATGCAAGGTCAAACGATATCGCGTAAAGGACAATGGGACGATAAATCAAAAATTGAGAGACACAAAAAGACTGGCAAATTGTATATGACTTTTTGGGATAGAGATAAAGACAGATATACAACGGCCAACGCTGAGATTGTATCCGTATCCGCGAACATATTTCAAAGTGAATAATGGAATTAATTGATTTTGTAATTATGTTTTTCGCTGGCGCATTTATCTTGTATTATTATACTTGAATTAAAAGGGGGCTTTCGCCCCCTTTTTTATTTACTGTGATATTTGTTTTATTTTAGAAGTGTCTACGACCCACGCAATACCAATCTTTTTAGTTGTATTGTCAAGCGCCTTGATTAAGTCTTCAGGCGTACCACTTTCCATTACAACATCTATTGAGTGTTGTTTTAGGTCTTCATATTGTTTGAGCTTCAGGCCTTCGGGTCTTCTTCTTATTTCCCTATCAACAAGCTCACGCGCCCAGTCCTTCATTTGTTCTTTGCAATCTTCAAGCGATAAGTCTTTGGCGTCGTTAAAACGATAAGAGTTATATTCTTTTTTCTTGCTCTCATCTTGTTCGGCCTTCTTCTTGAAGAAGGTTCTTGCCTTGTCTCTTATTGCTTCAAGCTGGGCTTCCGCCTTTTGAAACTCGGCTAGTATTTTGTCAGCGCCCATTTTCTTTGCGAGCTTACCAACAATCTTTTCAGTTGCTTCAGCTCTATATTGTTTTACCAACAGCTCTTGTTCTTCAATTAAAGGGTTGAAATTTCTTCTCACCTTTTCTTTGAAGTGGTCTAATTGGTACTTCGTCATTGTTTTTGCCATTTGGCCTCCTTTGTTGTTATTAATATAATTTATAGGATAATTAAGGATAGCTGTCAAGCATTAGTTTTTTCTTTTTTTTGGGTGGGTCCCGCCCTCAAGCTCTTCACTCCGGAAAAAAATTTTTTAGCTATTGACAAAGGTCCTTTAATATCCTATATAGAACTTGGTCCTATTGAGCACATACTAGTCCGATGCTTAACAATGGGATCTGGGGTCAAGGACATAAGCCCTGGACGTCCGGTAAACAATTGCCGCTGGGCTTCATCACTTCTTGACCCGAATGAAAAAGATTATGAAAGTATATAGAGCTAAAAGATTATTGAATTTTGATAACAACGCGAAAACCGTAAAGGGCCAGAGCTACGGATGGAAAACGGCCATTTTATATCTGGCCCCAGCTTCGAGCTCAGGTTTTAACGTTTGTCCGATGGCAAGCGCAGGATGCAAGGCCGCATGTTTAAACACAGCCGGCCGCGGTCAAATGAAAACTGTACAACGTGGAAGAATAAATAAAACATTATATTTTATGAAGGACCGCGCAGCATTCCTGCAGCAGCTGCAAAAAGAAATTTTTTTATTTGCTGAAAGGTGCAAGCGGCAAGGCTACAGGCCCGCGGTTCGATTGAATGGGACCAGTGACGTAAACTGGGAGCGCTTCGGCATCATGGAGAAATTTCCTGAAGTTCAATTTTATGACTACACAAAAATTTACAAGCGCGCATTGCTATGGGCTGGCGGTAAGCTTCCAAAAAATTATCATATTACTTATTCACTGAATGAGGATAACAAGCGTCAAGCGCTTTACGTCCTCAAGCGCGGCGGAAATATTTCAGCCGTTTTCAGATCTAAGAAGCTACCGAAAAAATTCCATGGTTACAGAGTAACCAACGCCGATAATTCCGACCTCCGATTTATCGACCCTAGGAATACCATTGCGGGTCTCTACGCTAAAGGCAAAGCGATCCGCGATGAGTCAGGCTTTGTCCAGGATGTGTAGAAACCCGAACCGGTTCGCGGGGTGGGTCCCGCCCACAAGCGCTAGCCGAGGCGCTCGAGCCACAAGCCACAGGCCTCAAGTCCGCAAGCGACAGGCTCAAGCGGTTCATGGCCCTTGGCCACAAGCTCAAGGATATCCTTCCCCTCATAAAGTTTTATGGCTAAAGGACCGAGGGTCTTTAGCAAGATAAATGTATTCTCAGGATGTCGTACATGGTACGAAATTTGATGCGGACTAAACCTTATCTTCTTATCCAAACTTAGCTTTAATTCGACAGTAAAAAATACATGGTTTTCGTTCTGGCATAATAAGTCTGGAGTACCATGAGAGGCGCTATTTTCAATACGAGTAAACGAAATTTTCCACCCAGCATTCTTGATTTGATGCCAAAATTTTGTTTCATTTTTATGCATCTATTCAGGATAAGTTGTCAGTCTTTTAGCTTAACAACCTTACCCATTTTCCAACCTTTTTCTTCAGCTATAGTCATTATAATTCTATGTGATTCTCTGACCCCAATCAGCTTGTTTTCAGCTAGACGGATCTGTGTTACATCATAAAATCTACCCTTCGGGTCTACAATTTGAACTCTAGCCTCTTTGGCTACGGATGAATTTGTGAGCATTTTATCTAATATCTGTCTTAATAACTTTCCACTTAACATAGGTTGCAATATACCCAATAAAAATTATAATGCAATATATGGCAGGAGTACCAAAAAAATTAACAGAACAGCAAATAAAATTTGCCCAATTATTAGTATACAATGAGGGCAGAATGACTGCTACTGATTGTGCTAAGAAGGCTGGCTATGCAGAAGACTCAGCTTATATGCATGCAAGTAGATTACAGAATGAGGATAAATACCCCCTAGTAACTCAATACATAGGAGAGCTAAGAGCTGAACTCCAAAAGAAGTATGAGATAACTTATGAATCTCATCTGAAAGAACTAGGTCAGCTTAGAGATGAGTCCAGAAAAAACAAAGCGTGGACAGCAGCTACCAATGCTGAAGTTGCACGTGGAAAAGCAGGTGGCTTATACATAGATAGAAGTATGCACCTACACAAAAATGTTTCTGATCTCAGTGATGAGGAACTAGATAGTAAAGTTAAAAAATCATTAAGAAGATATGGCAAAATCTTTGCCGGAGTCGAAGACGCAGAAATATTAGAGTAGTATTTTTTCTAGTTTAACAATGCATCCGATTGGGAAGATGTTTCTGTCTGAGAAGACTTCCTCTTTTTCATCATAACTCGAAAAGGTGTACAAATATTTATTTGTTCGTTTATACACATAGGCATGACTAACCATATAAGCAGGTTCAAATTTGTCGAACTCTTCTTTGGTGGCGTGTCCGGCGTCTCCGCAAATGTCGACCCAACGAACAGTGTAAAAATAATAACGCTTTTTATTAATAGTTGCATATTTATATTTTGATTTCTTATTTCTTCTCATCATTTCATATACCATCTATAGCTTTTTTTCACTAGACGACTTTTTCTAAAAACCTTTTTCCCCTGCGCGCGGCGGGGTTTGTAGCAGCTGTAGCACCATTGTAGCAGCACTTTGTTACAAAAAACAGTATTATTATTGTTGTGTATCAATACTTTTTTGTAATTGTAGCATTGTAGCACATATTTTGGGTCCACATAAAAAATTTTTTCTATTTACCCTGAAATAAATCTATTGTTCTTGTATCATTTATGCCTTTTTGTTGCCTCTTTGCATAAAATTGTGCCACTTTTGCTAACCACTGCTTGGCATAATCTTGAAACTCAGCCCCTTCAACAATAAACCTTTGAAAATATAGGTCAGGAGTACATACCAATATTACTCCTTTTGTAATGTTAGTGCCATAAATTTGATTGTGTGCTATGGCGTAAGCTGCTGATTGCATGAAGTAGTCATCAATCCATTCTCTCTTCTTTGGTTTGTTAGATTGTTTGAAGTCGACGATTGATTGTTCACCTTCATAAATACCTACAACATCTGTTTGGCCTGCGTAAAGTCCAGGGTAGAAGAGAACCACCTCAGAGCCCCAAATTTCAGTTAGTTTATCAAATACACCCTCTTCCATCACTTTGGTCGCCATACCGCCTGCAGTAACGCCTACGGGGCTTAGATCTAGTCTATTTTGGCCCTTTAGATACCCTTCTAGGTAATTGTGCATGATCGTACCTCGCTGTCCACTTTGGTCCGTGATCCTCGTGGCTTCATCCTGTCCTACTCGTTCACGCCATCTCTGTAGTGACGCAAGTTTCTCTTCAGATTTAGTATCTGACAAGATTGTTGTAACACTTGGTAATAATCCATCTACCACGTCGTAATGACGAAGGCCCTCGAGCACTTGTCTCTTACTTTTAGGGTAGGTAAAACATTTATTCCAATTCCATTTAGCTGACATCTTCTTCTCCTATTCGTTTAAAGTTATCCCAATCATCGGGAGTACTATCTCTCTTTCTATCATTACATCCGACACAGCACCAAATTAAATTGGGCGTCTCATAAGTAATTCTAGGATCCCAGCGATCGAGAGACAGATTAGTTTTAATCTGAGATCCACGTCCTTGATAGCCCGTACCACGGGTACCCATCTTAGACTTAAATGTAATACGTTTTTCACAATATCGACACAATCTACCATCGGTTTTAGGAAACTTCTTTTTCATATCAGAGAGATGATTCATATAAGATCTCCACATTTCTTTTTTATCAATAGTCGGTCTCCACTTTGTAGAGCTCGGTCTAAACTTAGAAGTAATAACTTTCATTACAAATCCTCTTTCTGTGTTTCTATATTTCCAATCAGAGATAGCTCTATTTGGATGTCTTGGATCCTTGTATGGCATCCTCAGTTACTCTCCCCATTGGTCCTCGTTTTCTATTAGTCCATCTACATTGTATCGTGGTCTTACCGGTATCAGCGTAGATAACTATGTCATGACCGTAAGGTTTGTCATAGATCCAATACTTCTGAAACGTTGGTATATCGATTATGTGTTCTGTTTTTCTAGGCATATTTTATTCTTTCCTTGTTCCATGACGCTGAAGCCATAAGGCTTTAAGCAATCACTGATTAGCTGCATATTATATTTAGGGTAGTCATCAAAGATGAATCTAGCAAAAGGTGCACATCGTTCAGCAAAGAAGATAGCTTCAGTCAATACATCTTTAGTCATGTGTGGGCCATCAAAGTGAACCAACGCATACTGTATAGAAAAGTCTGCATTCTCTTTCATAAATTTTTTATCTGTCATGTTACAGAATTTAAATTTACCCCTGTAAGATTCAAAGTCTTTAATCATTCTATCACGCATATCATCCGTGTAATCATACGTAAGAGGTTCGTGATTGTCGTAGTGTTGATATTTTAGATTAGCATAAGGATCTATACCGATATGCATCATGTAATTTTCAGCGTTATCCATAATGATCTTAGATCCTAGTCCTTCTCTGACTCCTATCTCTACAGTCTTATAACCATCACAATTTAAACTACTCCACTTCTCGAGTAGATCGTATTCGCTTGAGTCTCCTTTAATCACATTTCTCCTTTGTTTCTAAATTGTTGCATCTGTTCTTCACACTGTTTAGCTAAGCGTTTGTTATCTAAACGGAGCTCTATAAGTTCTTCTTCCATTTTTTTATTATGATTATGTAGCTTCTCATTCTTAAATTCTAATCTTTCAATGGTAGCTTCTAAATCATTTGGTCCTCGATCCTTGGTCATTCTTACTCCTTTCTTGTTATAGACTGGATGATAACTTGGATCATCTTGCATTTGAGCAATCATCGCTGCCCATTCTTCACAGTCCTTTTGTGTCATGATCGTCATACTACACAATTCTCCTTAGTTACGTTAACTGTACCATCTTTTTCTATAAACCAAACATAAGACCATTCTTGATTGCCTGGTGTACATGCTTTACCAAAATGCATTTTGTATTTTGTGCATGAAGTCATAGCAAGTGCTATGATTATTATCGCTAGT